GGGAGTGTCAAGAAATATTTTTATCAGAGGTCGTAAACTTCTTCTTCGCTTTGCGCTGCTGCATTCTCTCTTTCTTTTGGAGTGAGTGCAGTGTCTGGGCCTATTTTTAGAGTTTCCCAGTCTATAGTAGAAGTAAAACTTTTCATGCTGGCAGACCGCATTTTAGTACAGTTAAAAGTAATTGGATCTTCTTCTCCTTGGTCATAAGTTTCCAAGGTAAAAGCCGCATCAGCCGCATCAAGTATACCCTTTGCAAAGCGAGCTTCGCCAGTGGCATCAATTTGATACGGGGATACTACAGTACAATCATACTCTTGCGCCATAGACTTTAAAGCTTTACTTACTTCAATCTGTTCCGTCCAGTCGTACTGACCTCCTCGAGAGGGTACAGTAGAACGCTTAACCTGGTTGATATAATCTACGATAATTACACCTGCGTTTATACGTCCGACTTTCTTGTCCAGTTCTGCTCTTATTTTTGCAAGAGTCAGTCCCGGGTCATAGACAACATCCAGCTGCTGAGTCGGGAGAAGCTCATGCTGAGATGTAAGTTTATGATGAAACTCGGTGTAATCACGAGTGGTGCTTTCAAGGTATTCTTTATATCTTTCCTGCCCATTCACAAAACGAGCAGCTTGCCAAGCCGCCATTCTTTCAAACTCCAGGTTTGTTAAGTTCCCTGAAGCGATTCTGTTCTGAGGTATGCCAGTAGCGATCGCACAACATCGTTGCAATATTGAACGACTATCCATTTCAATAGTAAAGTAGATAGCTGAACGGCCAGATTGGTACACATTGTGAGCAATATTAGTACAGGTAACAGATTTACCTTGTCCACGTCTGCCTCCAATAAGTACAAGGTCTTTGGGGCTAAACATAAAGTCTCTATCGTACTCTGTATTCAGTCCAAGACCCATTAGTTTGTCACGCTCTTCTTGAGGAGCCAACAAACTAATTCGTTGCATACTCTCTTGCGGTACTTCAAGATCAACTTTATCTTCCACATCCAGAACAATCTGGTGTAGTTCTTCTATTGATTCTTGGGCGCTGGCAAACAGCACTGAATTATCAATGTAACGATCAAGAGAGTTGAGAATTTCTTTTTGAGTGTATTCATTTTTCAAATACTCAAGTAGAATATTTGGATCTATATCCACATCTATCTTTTCCAGAGCTAATAATTTATCTCTGGTGGCAGAGTGGCGAATACTTAATCTGAGATCATCGAACGTAGGGAACGTATGAAAATTTTCGCAATGCTTATCAATGTGGTCATATAGCAAGTGAAATTCACTGGGCAGGTACTCTTTACGCAGATATGTCCACGTTTCAAAGTCGCACAATGAAATACACTGCTTTATTAAAGCACTGGAAATATTCAACTGTTCCCCCGAACATAAAAAGGCCGGCCCCCATAAGAGAGCCAGCCGCCTACATCAAATAAAATTACTGAGCAGCTTTGGCGGCCTTAGCAGCGCCATCGTAGTCAGAAGCAGTCAAACCGCGTCGAGTAAGCATAGTCTTAACACCACGAGGAGTCTTGCCAATTGCTTCGGCAATAGCCTCTACAGACATAGAAGCTACGTCGAGATCCGCAAGAGGATCTGCATTAGAAGCACCTTTTGTGTTTTCTTGGCGAGGGATAGCATTGATATCACCAGAGCGCAGCAGGCTCAAAGCCTTACCACGAATACTGTTGACAGAGCGTCCCAGAGCTTCAGCGATTTGCTCAACAAATGCGCCGTTGTTTACCATAGAAACAAAAGTTGCTTCTTCTTCAGGTGAGTAGGTACGAACGCTTTCTACCTTTGGAGCAGGCTTAACGTGGTCAGTCAGCTCCATACTCAGGATCTTGCCCTGAATAGACTTGGCAGAGAAAGCACCACCTTCGAAATGCTCTGCGATTTGAGCATAAGTGTACTGACCAGAGTTGTCAGTAACGAAGGTGCGGAGGGTTGCTTCTTGGGCTTCGCTGAAAGATTTTCCAGCTGCAGCAGAAGCAAGTTCTACTTCAAATCCCATCTTTCGCAGTTTGCTAGAGATAGAACGAGTAGAGGTGTCAAGCTGCTCTGCTGCTTCTGCAACAGTAGCTTGAGATACGGGGCTTTCGCCCCCAACAAAATTAGTGAGAGCGGCAGTGCGCTCATCAGTCCACTTGGGAAGTGCCATATGTTTTCTCCAAAAAGGATTTTAAATCCGTGACAATATTTATACCAGAATCTCTGGCTTGTTTAGTTTTTGCCGATTCTACGCCACTTTCATTTACAAGAATCGTTACATCTTTTGTAAGGCTAGATTTAACTTCATATCCATAGGAGGATAGAACTTCGGCGGCCTCAGCTTTAGTTTTGAAACTTTTCAAACGTCCACTGATACATACAGCGCCGAGTATTTCAGTTTGTTTCTGTTTTACAAACTTCATATCAAAAGGCAAAGCCCCGTCATAGAAGCAGTAAAAATGATTATCCAGCCAATCACATAAACTTTCTGTTGCTTTCGGGCCCAATCCGGCACGCTTACAAGTGTCTGGTGTAATTTCAGTAATAGATTGCACAGTCTCAGACAGCTTCATCGTTGCCGTTTTTCCGATTAAAGGAATACCAAAAGCAGGTAATACCATATTGAGGGGAGCAGAAGCAGAGTTCCAGATTTCTTGATACAGTTTAGTACCTAGCTTATCGCCCAAGTTGTGGCAAAGCTCTTCGATATTAAACTGATAAATCTCATCAAAGTCTTCAACTTCTAACTTCTCAATAGTTGCAGGGCCGAGACCCTTAATCTTCAGAGTTTTTGCAAAATGCTCAATCTTTTTAGCTTTCTGTGCCGCGCAACTAACATTGTGACAATATAGAATATCGCGGACAAAAGAAAGCTCACCACAACAAGACGGACATTCCGTAGGCGGTACGATTTCTTTGAACATTTAGACTACTCCGAAAATGTAAAATATATTATACGAAAAGTTGAGGTAAAAGTCAAGAACTATTTTTTGGCAGGTCTACCCTGCGAACAATTCGTGGAATGATATCTCCACTGCGAATAACTTCTACCGTGCAACCTATCTCTAGTTCCAGGCTGCGAATGTACTCAATGTTGTGTAGAGTAGCCCTGCTCACAATGGCTCCTTCCACTTCGACCGGACTAAGAATAGCAACTGGGCTGACTACGCCTGACTTGCCAACTTGCCACACAACATCGAGTAATTCTGTATGTACGCCCTCCTTCTGCTCTTTAAGAGCAAAAGCGCCGCGAGGGTGATGAGCTGTATATCCCATTTTCTTGAAAGATTTTTGATTGTTAAGACGGTACACCCAACCATCTGTTGGATAGTTGGAGTGGTCGAAGGTCGTAACAACATTAAACCCTTCATGGGCCAATGCGTCCATTGCAGATTCGTAATAAGTATAGTCAGACTTAAAATGCATGTCGTAAGCGACAAAGACTAAATCCCGGGCTCTCGCCCGAAATTCACAAATGTCTTTAAGGTTTAACAACCCCGATGCGACATTGCGCGCATTGGTGACAGACGAGGGACAAACTACTTCGCCGGTAATCTGCAACTCTCCGCCGAACGGCACAGTAGCAGGTACAAGCTCTTCTAGTTTGGTGGTAACATCTCGGCCAAGATTACCGTCGCCTCGCGTCAATCCGAGTGCAAAGTGCCCATTTACATAAAGTAAAGACACAGCAGCTCCATCTAACTTTGGAGTACGAATGTACTTTGAGTTAGGCGTAGGAATATCATCTAAACTAAAAACTTTTTGAAGGGAGTACATACGATATAAGTGGGGCACTCCATCAGTTACCTGATAGCCCACTTGATCGTAATTATACTTTTTAACAAGAGCGTCAAACTCTTCGTCCGAAATAATCGGAGCACCAGAGTAGTAACAAGCACTTGCTTTTTCAATAAAATCTTTCATATATTTCCTCACTCAGACCATATATTATACAGAAAGAAGAAAGAAAAGTCAAGAATTATTTTATGTATAAGTCCTGGATAAGATCAGAAAAATGTTCTTCTATGATTTCTTTGCTTTCTGCAAGGCTAAGTATCTCTACTAGCCCTGAGAAAAGTTCTCGACTGTTATTAAAGTCAAGAGGAAATGCAACTCCATCTGGAGTAGGGCACCACTCTTCATCAAAGCTAAGATAATATTTTCTTAAATGTAAATACTCTACACCACGAAACGTACTTACAGTTAATCGTATCTGTATTTCTTTTTCTTCATCATAATGTACAATACGTTCGTACATTTCTGGAGATGCGTGAAGTTCCATGTCTAATCTCCATTCTTTAAAATGGATGCTAGCGGAACTACGCTAGTTACATTTTTTGGCTTTAATAATCTATATGAGTCTGTATCCCAACAAAAAAGCAAAAGAGTACTGTCAGACTCTTTTGCCCGATTTCTTTTGTCTTGGATATAAGGTGTAGAGAAGTCTAGCGTGCAAACATTATATTTGAGTTTACCACTATTTTCACTTCGGTAACTTATTACCGCGTCACCATACTCATTTACGAGTCGTGCTAGTTCTTCTTTTTTCACAAGTGCTCCTAAGAAGCGGGTTGGCAGAATTTTCTACCGTCCTCATCATCTTAGGAGCAAAACTTTATGAATTAATTGCTGAAATAACACCTGTAAAGTATACAGCCGCCTTACCAGTAAGTTTATCAAGAATCTCTTGGTCAACCTCTTGACCTGCGTCAGAGATTGCAGCAGACAAACTTTCGATAGCAGCAGCTTTTGATACTCGCCCGCTACCACCATTCGAGGCTGGTTTGCTGCCACCAGAAGCGGGGCTCTTC